ACCGGATGCGTCAGGGGTGTAGCCTTGAGAGGCGTAGTATTGATATGTGTCCTGGCATACGAGATGGACGTTGGTGTGGTGTCCGACGTTGGCGTAGGCGATACCGATGGCGGTGGCCATGGTTTTCTCGGGTGTGCAGTGGCGTGCACCTGTGTGGTACAGTTTGGCAAGGAGTGAGGTTTCCGTGCGCTTGGGGATGCCATTGTTGTTGGTGTAGGATAGTACTTCGCAGTCGTTAAGATTATTGGTGATCTTGGACTTGGCGATGCTGATAATAGAACCGAAGTAATGGTCGGCTGATGATTGCATGGTTTCGAAGAACAGCGTGTGCATATTGGGAGGGATGCATACGTAGAGGCGGATGATGGAGTCATCGCCTAATACTTTGATGATACATAGAGTAGGGTCAAAGCCTAGAGAGAGGAGGATTGTGCATAACATGATGTAGTTCCAGAATGAGTCGTAATACTGTGTTGTGTATAAGCCAGACGGTAGTGTGGCGAATTGGCGCTTGATGTAAGTGCCGTCGGGTAAGACGATTGGTGTGTGAAGGTAAGCGTGAAGTGTCCAGGCGTAGAGGCGTCTGAGTCGGTCAGCTTTGGTCTGATTCCAGTCGGTTGCTGTATCGGGATAGTCTTTGGTAGGCATGTAGCCATGGTCAAAGTCGATGTAAGTACCGGTGATGTTGTGGACGTCAGTGATTCCTTCGTGGGGAACGTATTTATCGAATGATTTCCAGTCAATCATGATGAATGAACATCGTAGATGTGAGCGGAACAATTCGTAGTTTAGGCGGAGCCAGCCACCTGTGAAGGTTTCGTAACCCCATAAAATGGGATAACGGGATGGATTGCGTCTATAGCAAGCGAAGAGGGCCCAGTGGAACATTATTTGGGCATAGATCCAGGGTTTGGGAACGCCCCATATTGAACGGAGTTTGTTTGGGTCTTCGGATTGTACGATTGTGGTTTTGATATGTAATAACATGAAGAAGAGATAGTCGTCGAAGGACGCTGTTTGGTGTTTGATTTCATGATGCCATTGTCGAGTGAATTCGAAAATGATGTGAGACATGTTGCCCGTGGTGAGCTTGGTGCCTTTTGGTAACATATTGATAAATGTGGGAGAGGTAGAGAATGGTGCTTCTGCATTTGTAGATCGTTTAATAGGATAGTGGTGCTGTATGTCCAGGATGTGGATTGGACGAACAAGACTGTCGGGACGAAAAGTGTCGGCTGAGATTTTGAGCGCATTGAGGTAATGCTGGTCTCGGACGATTGGGTGATGCGGAATGTTTCCATGCATGAAGTCGATCGTTATGGATTCGAGGTTCACGTTAGTTCGGCGGCTGTCATTGATGACTTTGTCGATTGTTGAGTTGTAACAAAAGCGTTTCATACTGTGTAGTACGGTGGCTTTGTGACGGTCGACGCTGCGGGTGTTGACATAGTCGCGGAGGACTGATGGAAAATAGTTGTTAACACTGGCGACAATGTAGTTGGTTGTCGAGGTAAGTGTTGAGTAAAGCAAATTGAGTGCTTCCATTTCTGTGTGTAAGATAAAGATGATCAGTAGGTGTTTCGAGTAGGCTTTGGGATGATAGGCGCTAAACAATTGTTTGACAATTTTCTGAGGTATGGGCTCGGAAGAAATTTAC